CCGTCGTTCAGCTACTCGTAAGGCAAAGGCTACAGCTGCAAAGAAGGCAGCACGTCCAAGAAAAGCAACTAGACCAAGGAATGCCCTCTAATTATGTCAATGCGCCATAATTTGTGGCGCAATCGGCGGAGTACATTATGTTAGTTACACAGGCAGACCTAGTTACATACATGGACATTAAGTTGTCCTTGCGTCAGCAGGATGCGGCTGACCTAATTCTTGCTGGCCTGCAGTCAGAGCTTGAAGCATATTTGCGTAGACCAATTGAGGTTGAAGAATTTGTTGAAGAGCATGTAATTGAGTCAGGTTTTACCGGAGTTCCGCTAGGTTCATTTCTATCTGTTGGAAATACTAAGTACACAGACTCGTTCATGGTTACAAACCCAATAGATACAACAACATACGCTGAACCACCGAACACAATATATTTGCGTAATTCCCCAGTTGTATCAGTATCTCTAGTAAGAGTTACGCCACTTAGTGGAACCACTAGAACACTGGTTGCTGACCAGGATTATGTTGTAAGAAGATTTGGAATTGATTATTTCTACGCCCTTGATGGAGACAAGGTAGAAGTAACATACGATGCTGGTCTTGATGGGTCATCAATCCCATTATTTAAATTGCTAATACTTAGAGCTGCAACTAGAGAAATGCAAAATATGCATGACGATGTTGTGGGTATTAAGGATCTTGAGACTAGAAATGTTGCCCCACTTGCAACAGGATTTCTTGATTCAGAATTATTGTCAGTAAGGCGATATAGACGAGTTCGGGCTGCTTAGCATGAGAATAAATGTTGAGGTTGATTTTGATCAGCCTAAAGAGCATCTTGAAGATATGCAAAAAAGAATCCGCAATGGATTTGAGCCAGTCTGGGGATGGGCAAAAGACGAACTGAAAAGTAGCTTTGCTGAAAACTTTACATCTAACGGATTGCCGGTCGGTGGCTGGGCGCCACTGAGCGCAGAGTACGGTGCGTGGAAAATAAGCAGATTCCCTGGAAGACCAACTATGGTTAGAAGTGGAAGACTATTCAAAAGCCTTTCTACATTGGACAACCAGAGGGTTAATAGAATTAGCAGGCATAGTGCAAGATTTGGAACTGGTATTCCCTATGCGAAGTTCCACCAAGAGGGCACATCAAGAATGCCAAAGCGTCAACTAGTTTTTATACCAGAGAAGTTTGAACACGATATTTCTGACAAGATATCTGACTACATTAATAATGGGAGAATCTGATGGCAACAGCGCCAGGGTACCCATTGATGCATGGGGCACAATTCGCAAAAAAGTATGTCAATGATTATCTAAAAGTAGATATCCCAGTCAGAATTGTTGATTATCAAAATGGCTGGAATGTTGACAACGCTTCACTTCCAACTCCAGTTCAGTTTTTGATCCATGAGCCAATTGGCCTAGATGAGTGGCCAACTGTCATAACCGTAGCGATAGCCGCAACGGACTTCAGCAGAATTGGCTTTGACGGCCCAGATCCACTGTATAGGGTTACCTATCAAATGCATTGATGGACTACCCATGTCTGAAGGCGTATGACGAAAGGGGATCATTTCGTCTAATGATTGACGAGGGATCAATAAGGGAAGAGTATTCAGAGCTGACCCTGCTTAAAGGGGACCGAGTAATGGCTGGCTCTTATGTTTCATACAACCTACAAATTGATGAAGTCATATCTCGTAAGCCAATTGGAATCCTGTCCGAGATACAAATTGACATAGTTCCAGCAGGAGTGAGTGCATCTCTTGATGTCTCAGGAAGTGTAACTAGCCCAGAGATAGTCGTATCTTGAAAATCTATTTACGACATTCTTTTCTAACAGTTGCAATAATAAATCGGTTTCCGTCTGTACAATATAAATCGTTGGACGGGATTATCCATCAAATGAACCAGAGGAAGGTCTTATGCCCGGCGTAGTTATTTCAACCGCAGTTAGAACTGGACCATCTTCCGCAACAGTGCGTGAGTCTTCGCAACTATTTGTTGTCGGACTTGCAGAGCGTGGACCAACAGACGAAGCTGTCTTGGTTCAGAGCATTGCGGATTTTGAGTACAACTTCGGCGGCTATATTTCTGATTCGTACCTGCACTCAACTGTTGAGACCTTCTTTGAAGAGGGCGGTACGCAGGCCTATGTTTCTCGTGTTGTTGGCTCGGGAGCCACAACTGGCGACCTAGACCTCGTTAACAACTCTGCTTCTACAACTGTTCTTTTGAACATTGCTGCCAATGGCCCTGGGGACTGGTCAGAGGATGTCTATGTATCAGTTACGACACCAACCCCTGGAACAAACTTCAGAGTTAATATTTTCTACCCAACTTCCTCAGATTTGGTCTACTCGACGGGAACAGTAACATCTGTTGCCCAGGCCGCCGGAAGAATCAACTTGAGCTCAGTTGCGTCACGCTATGTAACTGCCACTGCAACCGCTGGCGCAACAACACTGCCGTCGGCGGTAGGCCCAGTAGCACTTTCAGCTGGTGATTCTGATCATGCAACGGTTGATGACACCGCTCTAATTGATGGCCTAGACCTTTTCAATGATGCTCTTGGTTCTGGCGCTGTATGCATCCCAGATGCAGAAACCGTTGACTACGTCACTGGTGGAACTCCATATACCGACTATGACGGAACATCAAAGGCAACTCCGGAAGTTTCACTTGCAATTATTGAGCACTGCAATGCAAATAACAGAATTGCAATCCTTCACGCCGGAGCAACAGATTCATCAGATGATGCAATCTCAAAGGCTGAGGATATCCAGTCAGAAGACAATGCTGAGCATGCTGCTCTATACTTCCCATGGATTACCGTTCCAACATCAACTCCTGGTGTCACAAGAAATATCCCACCCGATGGATATATTGCAGCCAAGAGAGCACTTGCCCATAACCAGTCTGGTCCGCAGGTTGCTGCAGCCGGTCTGATTTCAGCTGCCAGATTTGTTTCTGGAACAGTTACCGACATTAATAAGACAGTCGGCGATGCACTAGACGCAGCACAGGTCAATGCAATTCGAGTAATTCAGAACTCAGTAAGAATCTATGGTGCTCGCTCACTATCACTAGATGAAGAGAACTTTAGATTCATTACGACTCAGGACATCGTCAACACTGTTGTCGTTGATTCTCAGCGTTCACTTGAGGACCTAGTCTTCAGCGTCATTGATGGCCGTGACACAATCTTCTCAGCCATCACAGCGCGACTAATTGCAATCTTGGCGCCACTGCGTGAGCAGGGAGCACTATTCCAGGCATTTGATGCAAATGGAAGAAAGATTGACAATGGCTACACAGTTCGCTGTGATGCCGCACTAAATCCGGTTACCCAGCTCGCAGGCGGTACGGTTAAGGCCAAGATTGGTCTCCGTACCAGCAGCATCGGTGACAAGATTGAAGTTGACATTATTAAGTCAAACCTAACAGCTAGCGTCGTCTAGGAGAGGAATCAACAATGGCGAAGGTATCACAAAGACAAGTTCTTGCCAGCATCGCTCCAGTAGATGCCGACAAGCACCCAAAGTGGACTGGGTTCAAATTTGCTCAGGTGTCTGGTGGTGAAATCACCGCATCCGTAGAGAAGATCTACGAGGGTGGAAAGCTACGCCCGACAGTGCTCTGTGCGCCGTCTGAAGTTGGCGACATCACTCTTACTGCTCACTTTGACGATGATGCTGTTGACTCAGATACAGAGACCGGCATTGCTTACAAGATTGCCCAGTTGCGTTCGCTGGTCGGACGGGTTGAGTACAACGTCACCGTAGAGACATACGACTGTGACCTCAAGGTTCCAGGAACTGACCGTGTCTATTCAAAGGCCCTGCTTGTAGGCCTGACAGAGCCAGATGGTGACTCATCATCGGGCGCACCGGCCACATTCTCGCTGACATTCGCTGTATCGGATGTTGAGTCCGGCGCAGCGGCAAGAGCCTAATAGTCAATAACTGTTGACAGCATAGCTAGTTTTGCTGTGCTAAGTTTTCCGTCATGAGCAATGACGAACTGTACACAACGGAAGATTCAACCTCTAAGGCTAAGGCTGGGAAGATTGACTCTACTCCTAAGCAGGAAACACCACTAGACAAGCTTGCTGCCGTTATCCGCAGGAAGGTTGAAAGACCGATTGTCTATCTAGAGGTTCCAGAGCGACCTGGTGTAAAAATCAAAATCAGCCCAAACATTACGCAGACTCAAATGCGTAACTGGCGCAAGCAGGCTGGAGAAGACAGCCGCAATGGGCTAGACGCAACTCGATTTGCGTGTGCAGTTATTGGTCACACAACCGTTGGTATC